TTGACCAGTTTTCACATTGGTTATGCAGTAAACAAACCCAAACTTAGTTAAGTCAGGTTTATTTTTAAAACCCCAATGCATTACCAGTTCATTACCTCTTCGACTTTAGGTTCTTTAGCCACTGTTGTAAGATAGCTAAGTCCTCTGGAGTATTTAAAAGCACGTAGTCCTTTACCATAATTAACATCTTGCCAACACTCTCTCTTATGGCTACAATAGACACAACCAATAGCCAACTTAAAGTTGCCAGACTCCCCATCAGCAATAGGATCATAGCACCTATCAGGCACATGATCATCACTAACCATTCCTTTAAGATGTTTAATTCTTTCTTTAGCATTAATCATCTCCATCTGATGTACAGGGGAAAGACATATCTCACCACTGGACTTATCTATGACAAGAAATGCTGCACGTTTAGCTTGATTAGCTTCAGCATATGCAGAAATCTGTGCTATATAACCGAAGGGATCATCTTCAATTAAGTTATTATTCTTAAACTTTTTAAAGCTATAACCTGATGCACTCTTACAATCAACTAAGACATCATCTATCATAGAATCTTGATGACCAAGTACACCTTCAACATTAACTTCTTTCTGTTGATCAGTAACTTTATGTCCAGCAATGGAAGAGCATAGTAAAAGAAGTTCTTCTAAGATATAACCATACAGAAATTTAATTCTTGTACTAGGTTTAAGATCTTCGATTTCTTTTTTACTATTAACATCATACCATAACTGTCGATCAGGTTTACCTATAGCAGACAGTCTAAGGTTCCCTCTAGTACGAGGTTCCTCATACATGAATGCTTTAATATGTACCTTAAGCATCTCACCAAAGGTATCTATATGTTTATCTACTTCCTTTTCATCCATCTTAATTGGATCAAGAGAAAACAAATCATATATATCCTCAACTAATGTTTCAATTTGTTTCATATTAAAAAAATGGGGTGGAGAAAATCCAACTAAACTCCACCCCAAGTCTCCCTCACTCACACACAGTTGAAATTAAGATGCAAAAGGAATTTCTTCTGAAGTAGTCTCAGTTACGTAACCCCCTTCAACTACATCAAAGTCATTATCTGCACCCGAAGTATACTCAATGAAGTCTACTACTTGTACAGCAGCTAGGTCAGCAGAAACACCTGACTTACCTGCATAATTCCACTCAAACGGTACAGCCTTAACATTGACTACACTACCATTAGCAATTAACTTGCCATCCCAATTATTATTTTGGGAGTCTTTTACTATTGGTCCTTGTCGTTGAGTACCATCTTTACGTGCAACCTTACGCTTGATAGTAACAAAGTCTCCACGATCATCACCTTTGTTGGAAATTGGTAGTCCAGCACTCTCAATTACTGAACGGTTATTATCGTCAACCTCAATCTGTATAGACCATACTGGCTCAAACTTAGTATTAGGCTCAGTGATTGAAGCATAGTGGCATTTACCTGAAATATAAATTGGATCATTCATCTTATTCTATTTCCTTTTTCTATCGTCACTCCATTGTGACATGTAGTACAACCATCAAGGTTTATTCCTCTTTGATTGTTTGTATCATAACATACTTTTATTTAATTGTCAAGTACTTTATTAATTATTTCATCAGTTATTTTATCACCTCCATACTCTGACGGTTCAATAGGGTTAGCAAAACATTCGTCATCATAACAGACACTACGTAAATCTATTAAAGGATATTTAGCACCTATTATATTATTAATGTAACCTTCGACATACTTATTTGGAATTAATGTAGGCATTCCAGTTTGATAGTCCTCCCATAATTCATTAGCTGCTGTTAATATAACGTCATTGAATATTGATAGACCTGCTTCTACTTTTCTTTGTCTAAGAGGATCAGGAAATTTTGGATTATATATAGTACATAAATAAATCTGATGTCCTGAAGTTGCTAAAGCATCCACAACTGTTGTATAATTTTTCCAAAACTTTTCTTTAATGACATATAAAGTTTCTAAATTAAGTTTGTCTAAGCTTTCGATATATTGTAGTGCGTCATTACCACCAACACTTAATATAATATTAGATGGAGTATCACTGTCTATGTCAGCTTTACCATACTGAGGTTGAATAGTTTCAGTAGTAGTTCCATCTAAAGCATGTACATGAGCTTGCCATTCAGTTGACTCTAACTTACTTATTAAATGTTGCGTTACACTTTTCTGACCAGACTGAAGGTAAACAGCATTATCAAATACACTGTCACCTAATAGTATTAATTTCTTTTTCTCTTTCATTTTAATTCCTTATAGTGTTATGAGTTTAGCTTCTTCAGTAGGTATGTGAAAGAAGGGTTCCTTTAGATGAGGAGCACCAACTCTTCTAGAGTTTTGTATTGTACCTACTGTAGAGTTATTAACTGCATCATCTTTAATAAACCAAGCTTGAGTACAGTCTGTATTAAAGACCACAAAATATAAATCATGGTCAGGGTATTCTTTATTTTTCTTGTCAATTAATCTACGTTTTCTTTCTGGAATACGTACTTCTTTCCAATTAGGATTCCAATTAGTATACCATTGGTTTTTAATTTCAACCTCAAAGAAATAATCTTTATCCTTTTTAGCTGATACATCAAAGTAATAATCTTCTTTAGCTTCAATGTCTGTAAATTTGTTAGCAGTTAGGTAACTTACGATTGCTTCTTTAGCTCTCGCATCATTTTCCATATAAGAATATACATCAAACTTACGGTTGTTGTGTCCCATGTTAGTTCCTTTCTAAGTAACTCTATGTACTACTACTTAGTAGTAGTACTAGAGTTACGTAATGTTGCATCGGTTAAATATAAAATAGATCTAGCTGCTGTCTCAATAGTGCCTAAAGATTGGTTACATTTTTGACATAACCAACCTCTAAATTGTAGTGTGTCATGATCATGATCACAACACCAAGGTCTTTTATGATTTATTTCTTCCTCCTTTTTTAAACAAATAGGGCATTGGTGGTTAGGGGGTAAAGGGTTTTGTAGTTTTAATTTATCAACTACTCGTTCATTAAACTGTTCGCATTTCTTACATGCTTTTCTAAAGGTACATGATCCATCTTCACGAAATCTTTCACTTCTGAAATAATCACGAGTTAAAGGTTTTGTTTTATGACAAGTCTTACAAGTTTGGGTTTCCATATCAATGTGTCTCACTCCATGTTGTTCCAATTTTAAATTCACAATCAAGAGGACACTTAATATTTAATGTCTTCTCTGTTTCTTTCATAGCATCCTTAGTAATCTGTCCGAATTTGGTAGCATCTTTCTTTGCTACTTCAAACTGATACTCATCGTGTATGGATGCAACTAACTTAGCATCAACACCTAACTTATGTATACGTTCTGTAATATGTACAAGCCATTGCTTACAGATGATAGCACCTGCACCTTGAAGTAAAGTATTTAAAGATGCATAGTCTGCTCTGATATGTAACAGTCTACCATCAAGAGCTTTTATAGTTCCTGTTTGAGAAGCCTCAACAACATTCTCTCTTAGCTCTTTAAGCTTGGGCATATTAGATAAGAACTTAGTAATTAGTTGTTGTCCTTCTTTAGCAGAACCACCAACCACCTTACCTATCTTAGCTGGCCCTGCACCATAGAGAAAAGCATAGATGAATGTCTTAGCTTGATCACGATCTGTAAGGCCAGCAGCTTTCATGTTAGCTGTATGTACATCACCATTAAGAACTTCATTGGTGAAGTCTGGATCATCCATGTAGTGAGCAAGACAACGTAACTCTAACCCAGATGCATCAGTTCCAATCAAGGTGTGTGTATCTGGATTAGAGACAGTCCACAACGATCTACACTCTTTACCATAAGGTGAGTAGACTGCTGGAACTTGAGCCATGTTAGGAGAGTTATGTGCCATCCTGCCTGTCACGGTGCGAAGGGTCATCACTCTACCTCTAACTCTATTGTCCTCCTGACATGCTTCAATCCAAGCTTTGATTAAGCCAGTACGTTTCTGTAGTAGAAAGTATCGGTTAAACATCTCAGCTTCTGGCATATCAATCTTAGATAGTACGTCTTCATTAACTATTACATTACCTTTCTCTGTGTGATCGGTAGGTTTCCAACCAAGTTTCATTAGTCTCTCAGCTATTTGTTTACGAGAACCAATGTTAAATGGTATGTACTTAGTCTTAGTCGTTAGCTTTACTTTAGTAGGTTCAAACATCTCTTGAGCTTTATCTTTAAGAGATTGCTGTTCTTCTTCTAAGGTAGCAAGAAATGATATAGCTTCACGTAAATTAAATGAGAAGCCATTACTCTCTTGCTGATCTACGATAGCTCTTACTTTTCTTTCTAGTACATACGATTTAGAGGAGAACTTTTCCCCTTCTTTAGATAATGCTTGAGCTACTTTTCTAGTAACACGTACATCTTGTCTACAATACTCTAACATATCAGAAGTATAGTACGCAAAGTCTTTATAATTTCCTTTAGGAAAACCTAACCGTTCCCCCCATGCTGATAGCGAATGTCCTTTATCTCTATTAGGATTGTAAAGTTGAGACTCTATTAGAGTGTCCCTTACTTGAGATAACTTTATCTCTGATCCTGTTAAGCGATTAAGAATCGGTGCGTCAAAGCTTACACCATTATGCATAATAAAAGTATCAATCTTCTTAGACCAAGAAGCAAACTGAGAACAATCATCTTGTACCCACACCTTTTCTTTACCTGTTTCATATTCACAGGCTACAATACAATGTATCTCAGTAGCATTTAATCCATCAGTTTCAATATCAACGACTGCTGTTACCATAGTATTATCCTAACTAAAGTTGAACGTCTGTATCTTCTCCATCTTCAAAAGGGTTATTAATCTCTGTCATTCTACCAGTTTCTTTATCATAATGCAAGTGTGTACATATACCAGTATCACCAGTGTACCTATTCTTAAGTATACGTAGGGTAGTAGTGTTAGCTTCTACCTCATCGTCAGCTTGTTGGTTACGCTCCAGAGCTATGACGCTATCAGATAGGTGAGCAATAGATGCTGACCCTCTAAGGTGCGACAGAGATACCTCACGCCCATCCTCATGACCCCTATCACCTGACGGCCTACGTAAGTGACTGACAAGTAGTAAGCCTATACCTGTAGCTTCAACCAATGATCGTAGCTTAGTCATTAGAATGTCAATAGACTTACGTTCATCTCCATTATCTTCCTGACCTGACACCAGTATAGATAGGTGATCTAATATAATCCACTTACATCCTAATCCTTTAGCCATGTACCTAACCCTGCCAAGTATCTCATCGTTAGTTATAGAACCAAAGTGATCAAAGGCAAAGAACCTACCGCTACCTATAGTCTTTTCCTGCCAAGTAGTAAGCTGTTCTCTTGTATACTTATCTCTAATCTCTTTAATATACAATCTAGCATCAGCTTCTACACTCATAAGATTGAAGGCTGTATTCCTAATGCTTTCCTCCATAGCTAAGACACCAATGTTATCCTTACTAACCTTCATAATGTGATGCATTAGTTCACGTATGATACTAGACTTACCCATACCTGCTCCACTGGTAAACGTGACTAGCTCACCAGTACGCATACCATATGTCTTATCGTTAAGTCCTTGCCAAGGATATAGTACTGTCTCACAATACTTCTCATCGTATAATGTAGTACCAAGGTCAGCTAGGTTTACGATACCTGCTGGTGTAAATGTTCTAGCATTCCACCAATCATCACTAAACTTCTTACGTTGATTAGTCTTGAGATATTCATTAGCATCTTTTAGTTCTAACTCTATTATCTTACACTTGTTAGGATCAAACAACTCAGCTACCTTAAGTGCTGCTTCCTTTCCCGGTCTATCATTATCGAAACATAGGACAACATTCTCAAACTGATTGAGATACTCAAAAGATCTACGACAGTTCTCAAGTGCTGATGCTGCACCATTCTTTATAGATACAACAGGCCACTTAGAACCAAGCATCTCATAGGCAGACATAGCATCTATCTCACCTTCACATACGGTAATATATTTTCCAGCCCTACCAAAGATATGCTCACCAAACAATCCAGAGCCAGCAAGATTACCTTCGGACCAGAACTTCTTACCCTGCACCTCACGTATTTTATTAGCTATATGATTACCATCCTTATCGAAGTACTGATAGATGTGGTGAGTAATCATATTATCTGATTGCATCACTTGTGTATTATACTTTCTTGCAGTCTCTTGTTTAATCTTACGATCAGGTATATCAGTTACCTGTCCGACACTCTTTAATTCGGAAGTAGCAGGATTACTCATTGGAATAACTTTAGTCTGTTGCATAGATTTATCTCCGCTTGTATAAGTTTGACAACTATAACACCATGAATGACCGTCATCAGGGTATGTAGCATTAGCATTACTACTACCACATTTAGGATTTGGGCATGGACCCATTGTAGGGGTAACATTAGACATGATCATACCTTTCTTATAATATATTTTACATCAGGTGTATATCCTAGAGCAATACACAATCTGTTTCTACTTTCTCTCTCCTCTTCAGCTAACTTTTTACTAGGATAAGTTTCTATAGTAACATTACTCATTTCTTTTTCAAGAACTAATTCCCATCTATCATTCTTCATAAGAGCTATCCCATAATTCAGAGACAAAACCTTCCTTATCTGTCATGATCTCATCAACTTCTTTCTTAGCTAATGACTTAGCTTCAAAACGATCATAACCTTCCTCTTGATATTCTTTAATCTTAGAA